CCATGGGCTACCTCCTCTGACGACACCATTCTATGTTTTTTGCAAAGAGGGTCAACATTTTTCACGGTCTCTTCTTGCGGCGATGCTTGGCCAGGTCTTCGTCAACGGCCACCAGCTTCTTTGCGGTCTCTGGATCGAGTTCGGCCAGCATCTCTGCCTTCTCTGCCATTCGCCCGGCCCGAGATTTCAGGCGGGCCGCCTGGGCCAGCCCGCCAATGCCGAGGGCTCCCATGAGGAGTTCCAGGATGCCGGAGAAGTTCCCGCTGAACATTCCGCTGATGCCGGAGATCCACGCCGCCGCATCAGGAGCGGTGTTCACCGATTCAAGCTCCCGCTCGGCGCGATTGGAGCGTTCGCGGCCTTCCTCGGCCTGCACGTCCGCCCTCGCCTGCTCGGCGGAAATCCTCTTGTCCAGTTGCTGCACGGCCGGACGGACGCCTTCCGGAACCGTCTCGAACAAGATGCCGTTCATGCCGTAGCTGATCTTGAATGCCGATGCGATGGCGTCAGACTGCTTGCTGTCCACCTTGGCTTGCTCGACTTTCGCGTCGTGGAACTCTCCTTTGGTGACCGGCATCTGACGGCAACCAGAGACGAGAAGCGCGATCAGCCCAATGACGATCAGAGCAGAACATGCCATCAGCATGGCGCCGATCATGCGGTATAGAATGTCGCGGTCGTTTTCTGGTAGAGGGATCATATATTTAGAAGAGGAGCCCAGATACATGAAGCGAGACGGCATCGTTCTCGGATCCTCTTGTGGCTTTGATTTTGCAGCCAGACTTTAGATGTCGCGGAATCATTCCACCAACATTCACGCCCGTGCCATCATTTGACGCGCCAGCGACAACAAGAGAATACCCATTACTTTCTGATCCCATATTCAAGGTCTTTGCCGACCCGCAATTGACAAAAGCCACGTTAGCATAAGTCGATCCACCAGAGTCTGTCACGGCAAGTACGAGTGTGGTGGTACCTGCCGCCGTAGCGGTAATGTTCGTGATCTCGCAATCTGCTGCGAGGGTCACTTCTGCTGATGCTGATACTCCAGTATCAGTATCAACCAAAACAAAAGGTGCGGACGGGTAAACAGGAGCAGCGGCCATGTCAATTACCTCCTAAATGAGTTTTGCCAAGAAATCCATTTGGCGCAAAAATTGTAATCCAGGTTGATCCGTTCCAACGCTTTATGACGCCGCCAGAAGTGATCTGTTTGGCCCCCGTTGGCTTATTGCTAGAGGCGTCTGTTTCGTGCATTGTCGCCAATGCGGAGTTCATGTCGCGGATCTGTCCAGGGATGTCCGTATATGCGCCGGATACTGTCGGTTGGTTAAAATCTGCGGCCATTTTCTAAACTCCCTTGACGATGTAGGAAAATGATCCGGTGGCCTTTGCCCCCGTCACCTCGTCATACAGGTAGGCGGTGAATCCGGTAGGGTTGGGGCTATCGGTGAAGTCGTAGACGGCATGCAATCGTTTGGCAGCATCGTAGAGGGGAGTCACGTTTATTGACCTAACGTCCACAAAAGGAGTGGTAAATGTTATTGCCGCGCCATCGTTGGCAACAGATACTGTCCCCGCTCCGTTTTCTTCAATGAATCGCAGAACCAGATTGATGCTGACGTTGTCAATAAATATTTCTGTGTTTTCATCACAGGTCACGTCAATTCTCCATTTGACGTAGCGGAAGTTGGACACCGCCTGCTGCCAAACCCCGGCATAGTCTGTCCAATCAGAGTTGTTGAGCGATGTAGATATTGTGGGCACTAGAACAACTGAAGATGGGTTCCCGGCCAGAACTGTATAGTCTGGGACCAGCACAACAGATGCGTTCGCTATCGTAGCACCCATATCAGTTGAGTCCTCGATGACATATCCGGTCAGTTGTAGGTTCGGCTGGAAATAATAGGTGTACCCGGCATCAATGAATCCCTGGAATGTCGTCTGGTTGTTGTTCTCGAAGTGTTCGGTCCATGTCTCCGTGGTGTTCAGCGGGCCGACAAGACCACCTGGGACAACTACGAAATGATCCAGCGTTCCGTCGAATCTCGCGTTATGCGTGGCGTTTAGTTCGTAGTCTGTCGGCAAATTGAGCGTTGCCGTCACGCTGGCCTCATCGCCAACATTCCCAGCAGTATCTACTGCGTAAACCCAATATGTATACGACCCAGCCAGGCGCTCCATTACTGTCGTGAATGTCTTGTCTGCGCGTCCGATAGGCTGGGCTGATGCAAATGACGCCCCCTTGAGGATTTCGTAATATGCTATGGGAAGTTCCGATGATGGCGCCTTCCAGCGCAGCATGACGAAGTTGTCGAGAACTTCGGCCGTGAGCCCTGGAATGGCGGATGGAGGGTCAATGGTCATGGTCACGGAATCAGAGTCTCCGTCCTCCGGGTTGTCCGTCACGCTGACGGCCACCGTGTAGGTCTTTCCCATGTCCACGCCGGTCACCTTGTAGCCCGTCCGGTTCACTTGGGCAACCCGGCGCCAGACGCCCTCGACCGATTCCTTGACGAACACATTCCAAAGCACCGCGAAGCCGCGCCATGTCACGTCGATATAGGGCGCACGGCGCTCACCGTCTGGCCCGACCGGGTAAATGTCATCCGCCCGTACTCCGTCAACCTGCGGAAGGTCAGACGCCGCTGGATATGTTGGAATTGTCACGGAATCAGAATAGACCTCGGCTCGGTACTCCAGGGCCGTGATCTGGCAGGTCTGGTCGCCCTTGCGCTTTATGCTCAAGACGCGGAAGTCCTTTGTCTCGATGTTCTCAACTCCGAAACTGTACACGTCATCGGCGGCCGGCGTGGTCGTCCAGGTCCCGGAGGCCAAGGAGAACGTCGTGTAGGATCCGGTCCCCGGATTGGCCAGGGTCTTGGTGACGAGGGTGTCCGTCCCAGAGAGACGCACCAGAACCACATAGGTGGTGCCGGTTGTCACGCTCATGGTCCGGTCAAACGTGATGGTGTTCGACGTGGCCGACACCACCCGGCCGCCATAGCCCCACTGTGGAACATCATGCTGCACGGAGATGACATCCCCAGGCTGGCATGTGATGGCATCAACGTCAGTCCCGAAGGTGATCGTTCGCATCAGATACTGCTGGCAGTTCATCAAGAACTTGCCATATTTCGCGGCCTGTGACCAGCTTGTTACGCCTTCCAGGCCAACCTGCGTCATGCGTATTTCTGCGGTGGAAGAGTCGAACCCCGAAGCCGCGACCTCAATCGTGCGACGTTCGTAATCGTTAGCCGCATCAAGGAATGTGAGTTCTATCACATCAGCCCTGTTCGCCCGCTCAAGATACGATTCCTCAAAGCTGTTCGCCAGAATGTTCCCGATGGTGAATAGCTGCACAGGAGAAGAAGTGCCATCCCACATTGCGCCAAATTTTGTCCCACGCTGGATGACTATTCCACGGCCGGCAGTCCCGACCTTTGCGAGGGCTTGGGTCAATGACGTTGCCGTATCGAGGATGATGTTCACCTCGTAGCTGTTTGTGGTGCAGAATGAAGCCCAGGATTCAAACTCGGAATAGTTCAGCCGGGCATATGGTATGCCTGCGCCATACCTTGAGTTGTGAAGCAGGTCGTAACAGGCCCAAGCAGGGTTGTTGCTCGGCTTGTTCTCGTAGGCCGCTCCTGTCCAAACGCTCACGTTCCCCTTTGTCAGGATGCAGGTGACGCGAGGATTCACGCCATTGAGCTGGTCTGTAGCGAGTGCCTGGATGCCAAGCAACGCCGTATTGGGGTAGACGAAATCGTCGGCAACAACTGATTCTTGCAGATATTCCCAGGTGACGGCCTCAATATAGTCCACACCAGTCTGCCTTGCGCTTCTGAACGCCACGCGGACATCATATTCACCGGCAGTCACGTCGTACTCAAATGCCTTGCGGATCGTGCCAATCTTGTTGCCGGTGATGGACTCGACATGCGATGTCCATGTGGTTGGTTCCGATGTAAGTTTGTAGGCGATATCTATGTTTACGGTGTGTTCGCCAATTTCATTTCCTGAAATCTTCGCAAGTCCGTTCTGGAAAATCATCCCAAACCCCAATGTTGTTACTGCATTCCCGTCCGTGACGTTGGTGCGATAGTCATTGTTCTCAAGCAATTGACCGATGACTTTCTCCGATGTCGTCCGCTCGAATCCTGGGATCCACGTCTGACTTATGCTGGCGTTTTCTCCTGACCTCGTAACCGTCGTCACGTCGGTGTAATTGGCGACAGCATTGTCATTGATCTTGATGCTGGTTATGCTGGAAATTGGTCCCTCGGCCAAGGCGTATAGGACGTTTAGCTTCTGGCGCTCTCCGTCCGTAGAGACATATTTCGAGATGATCATCGGCGTCGCCAGCATTGTCCCGTATACCACAGGCAAAGCCAGTCCTTCAACGATCTGATTCTGTGAAGGAGTCCACCCATACGTGTTTGATGCCGATGGTTCCGCCAATCCGCCCAACTTTGGCGATTGGGCCGGAAGCAATGCGTTGATCAGCAATGCGCCTCCGATGGATATTGTGGCCGCTGCGGCATAAGCCGCAAACGTACTACCAGCAATATTAAGGAATCCGATGCCTGCGCCTCCGGTGTATAGTGACACGGCAATAACGGCAATCATGGCGACGACGCGCAGAACGTCTTTTGCCCCTCCTCCACCGCCTCCTTGAATTTTGGCGCAAAGGACAAGCATATCGCCATGGTTCACATGCAAAGTGCATGTTCGCGGAGAATCAATAGTCTCGCCATTGACGGTTGCCACCAATTCAATACCACGTTCCTCCTTTGGGAACGCCTCGGCAACCAAATCAGCTACTATCTTACCTGCCTGGACATGCAAAATCTCGCGGGAGGATGCATCAAAAGGATTCGGCAGAATCGTTACTACGGGCGTATTGAATGGATCGCATGTCACCGGGTTCATGCCTTCCTCCGATATGCCCCGGCAAAACGAGCCTTCCAATACAGGTCATCCAAGCGAGATTGATTTACCCCGATCTTCTCTAGCGAATGCAGAAAACGCCCGCAACCAACATATATGCCAACATGCGTGACAAATTTTGGGTGATTCTGGTCTAGCCGAAAGGTCAACACATCAAGCTCCTCAAGTTCTGATATGCCAATCGGTTTCCAACGTGCCGATGCCTCCATGGCGATCATTCCGTCAATCATGGCCGATTCTGTGGCGCTTATCAAGTAGTCTTCGACCGGGATGCCACGGAGAGTGAACACAAACGCGACGAGACCCCAGCAATCAAACCCGATATTGGGATCACGGCCACCATCCTTGAATGGAACACCAACCAGGGCGGCACATGTGTTTTCTAGGGCCACGGCAATGCTCCTAGACATATAGCCTCACACCGTTCAATCCAACGCCAGGGAAACCACCGAATCTCATGCTATTCGACAATTCCCGGCATCGCGTCAATGTCTTATCGCATGTTGTCTCACCACCGCCATATGTGCATTCCGTGGACTTGAACTTCCACCGGCAGAAGTTTTTCCTCACGCGGCAAAGTGGGATTCGACGGTTCCATGGGTTCGATGCTCCGAGGCTGAACACCACTTCCTTTGCGTTGGCGGTGCATCCGGTTACCGTAAAGTCAAGGCGGCAAAATACGTCATTGTCGCCGGCGGAAAGGTGATCCGCATGCACTACGCGCAGAATTACCGTCGAGTCCACGCCACCGTCGTACTGCTCAATATAGCTCTGGATCGCCCTCGAGACGTTTGAGACACGCAGAGACAGACGCGGGATTTCTCCCTTTCCAGCCTCGCCCATGTCGTCGATGTCGAACGGGAAGGCCGCCCATGTCTGGCTGTTCCATGTCACGTTTGCCTCGTTTTTGACGAGGCGCAGGGTTACCACGCCGGTAAGTTGTATCTCGCAC